GCCTTCGCATGCGTCGCAATCGCCGCAACCGCAAGCGTCCGCTGAAAGGTTTAGGTCGCCCGCTAGTAGCAAGGCGTCTTCCGCGATCTCTGGGTTTGCGTTTGCGACTTCGCCTTCCGCAACTTCACCCTGATACCAGTGGTAAAGGTGCTTTACGGCGTGTAGTAATTCTTTGATGGATCTGCGCTCGTCCGAACCGGCTTTCTGTTCGTTTGCTTCAACAATGATCAGGTCGCTGATTGCGGTGATCGCTGCATCGTATTTGCCTTGGTCGAACTTGATTAGGTCTGCGAGTAAGCCTTTGACGGTTGCTTCGGTTTCAGGATCAACGTCAATAACAACTTCGTCTTCCTTCACTTCCTCGGTTTCGGTGGTGGTTTCTTCTACCGCTACCTCTTCAACCTCTGGTTCGATTGTTTCGGTGGTTTCAACGTCGTCGCTCTTTGCGATCATACGTGCCACGTCAGCTGGGGTTGCTGTCTGGGTAACTGCCATGAGTTCTCCGCTCTCTGCCGCTTTCGCAAGCATCAATTTTGCGTTCGGGTTTGCTGGTCGATCGACAAGTGAAACTTCTACGATCTGTCCGTCGATGATTCTGCCGTTCGCTGCCTTTTCATCTCTTACTACTCTAGGACCACGGATACCTATGCTGAAACCTTTTAGCACACCTGTTTCAACTTTTTTAACTGATACGGGATCAACGACGAGGGCGGTGATGTAGTGTCCGTCTGCTTTGCTTTCGTAGTCGGTGGCAACTCCAGCGGCAATGTTGCTGTGCTGCTCTCTGATGTTTCCGCCTGTGGTAAACCAGTCTGGCATTGCTTTCTTCAGCCATGCTTCGTCGCAGATCTGGCTGTCGATGTCTAGCCCGTCGTCGGTCGCTTTGCCGTAAACCTTTAGCGTGCCGTCCGCTTGCTTCTCGCTCTTTATGATCTCTGCGTAGCTGTTTGTTATTTCCATTGCTGATTTATCCTTCTTTTCTTCTTCTCTAAGAATACCTTTAGCCCATGACCATCCTGCGTCCCCACCCCATAGCAACCATGCGATGTATCCTGCCGAGTCAACTCCCCAGCCTTCACCCTTTTTGTCCACTTCATGGCGGGCGAAGTAGGAATTCATCCGTTTGATGGTGTCTAACGATACGCTCGTTCCGTTTGATAAATCTCTGCCGCGTGCCACACCTACAGCGGTGCCGCCGCGATTGTGTTTCGCTCGCAGCTCTAGTCCGCGTGCTGCATTGGATCTGACGGCTGCGGGTGGTGAGTAGCTCATGAATGTTTAGGCGGAGAAGATTGCGGAAATGTAACCTGATGGTGCGGTCGCGCACACAGCGTAAAGTTCATCGTTTGCGCAAAGCCAAACCTGCAGCGATCCTGCGTTTGCTAGTGCGTTGCCTACGTTTGCACCTGTGGCTGCTACTGAAGTGTCGCCTAAGTAAATGGTTGCTCCAGTGTTGTTGTAGATCTGTACTGCGGTTTGCTGGACGCCCGTTGGAACTTTGACGATCCTTACGGGTGTGGTTCCTACTTGAATGTTAACGTGTTGTAGCGGCATTTTATTCCTTCACTAGCCAGACGGGTGCTTCGTCTAATCCTAACAGCCATAACGCCATTAGTCTGTGGTGTCCGTCGATGATGATTTGTTGTCCGCCGATCTCGATGACCATTGCGTAGCTGCGTGATGGTGTTACGGCTTGTCCCATGCTTTCGATGTGTTGCGCAACTTTTTTGCGTTTTAAGAACGGATCGGTTCCGTGTAAGTCTTTTAGTTTGACGAGGTATGTTCTGGCGGTGTCCCAGATGTTTGGGTCGATGGTTGGTGTTGGAACGGTTGCCCATGGTGATTCGACGTATTTGGTTGGGTCGCTGATTGTTGGGTCGTCTGGGTTGGGGAGGATTGTTAGGCGGCTTTGTGCGCGGGCTTGTTCGAGTGGTCCTGTGACGCCTTTGTTGATCTGCGCGCTCTTTTCCGTGGTGTCTTTGTGTGCTGGGTTTGTGCCGGATTGCTTTTCTGTTTGTTGAATGGTGTCACGGATCCATGCGGGCAGCTCGTCAAAGGTTGACGCGTTTTCGACGGCTTTAACAAAGTCAAGCTGCTTTGCTATTTCCAGCTCCGCGTGCGCGAGCACCCATGCTCCGCGTCTGCTTAGTTCTGGGTTCATTTGACTACCTGTAATGCTGCCCTGTTTAGGACGATCACGTACCTTTCAGCTTGGTTGCCTGTGTTCATGTCTGGGAAGACTCTAATTGCATCATAGCCTTTTACCATGAAAATAGCACCATTATTTGTAAGTCCGTAGCGGCTCCCTAAACCTAGCTTGGACATTGCTTCGTTAATGTAGTCAGGGTTTATGTCTTCAACAGCTCGCCCTAATTCCTTAGATATTTGTATCGCCAGTTCTGCTCTTATTTCATCCCATGCTTGCTGTCCAAGCTGTTCTAATTCTCGGGTGCTGCTTGCTTCTAGAATGCGCGCATCTGTCTTAAATGCTGCCGTCACTATATCTTGATCGTTAGAATAGCGGACTGCTGTATCTCTTATGTTTGAGAAGTAGTCGCCATCGCTATACATTCCGCGACCAATCCACGCTCTTTCATTGCGTTTGAATGCACCAATGCGATCGCTAGTTTTTGTCCAAGTCCAGCCGTCGGTATCTGTCCTTTCTTTTTCTTCTGTAATGCCGCGGTATATAACTTCGCCTTGCAGTTGACTTGCGTCTTCCACAAGTTCTGGAGCTCCACCAATGCCCAGCTTTTCCTGCAGGGCATTAAGTGTCCATTGTGAACCTTGCATTTCTTTAGGCATGCTGTATTGAGCTAGACGCATTTGTAATTCGGCATCTTCTACACTTTGTCTGTCGCGCAAGATTTCGGCAAGGCTTGGACGTTCATTTGTTGGTGCCGTTGCTGGTTCATGATCAATCACGGATCCTGAAACATCAGGCTGCTCCGCTTCAGGCAACTCCACATCCACCGGCGACAAATCAGCCGCTTCAACATCACTCGCAGCTTCCTCTTCCAAAGCCGCTTCTTCCTCACTCTGATCAACCTGCGGCTGCTCCTCTGCGAGCGTGTCATCCAAAGCTGGCATCAACGTGCATAAACAATTCGGGTGCGCGGGCGGCTCCGTGATCGCTTCATTAATCGAGTCGAACTCGTAGCCAATCTCAACGGGACCCACATCCATGTTGTCGGAGCAAATCTCGCACTCCCCTTCGCTTGCCAACCATTCAATCTTCTCTAGCCCGTATTCTTTATAGGTTTCAACGGTTGCCAGTGATTGTGCTCGGTTGATTTCTGTGCGGGCAATACGCATCGCTTTATACGGATCGGTTAGGGCGTCGCTGAAACCCCAGCCAATCTGTGCTTCAAGGATCGCTTGCGTGGTGGTGGCAACACCTAAACCTGCGCGTGCCGTGTCCGCCATCACTATGCCTAGGCGGTCCATGCTGTTTGACCAGATTTTAGTTTTCTCACTAATCGCCGCTTCATTGAAGCGTTGCTGAAGTGCACCTGACGCTTCCGTAAAAGCTGCCTGTGCTTCAGAACCGGGCTGCCATTCGTTCCAGTCCGTTTCGTATGCTGCTCGCAGCTCGTCGCCCGTTGGTGCCGCCTTTTTGATTGACAGCTTGGTTCGCGCGTATGCGGTTGCTGCGAAAGCTTTGCCTAACGCGTAGCCGTCCCTGTAAATGTTTCGCAGTGCTTGCTCAAGTGGTTTAGTGTCTGGGATGACGTGGTGGTGAACCCATACCGCTGCTTGCTGTCGCGTGGTGTTTGTGCTTGGTTGCGAAGCGATCCATTCGCGGACGATTTTAGGCAGGTCGATTCCTGCGATCATTGCTTGGTTGACTTTGTCTGCGTGCCTTGCCGCTAAACGTTCAGCTGCGCCGTCAAATTGACGCTGCCAACTCATGCTAGATATCGCTCCGCATACCAGCGTGCGCCTTCGAGGTCTTCGACGCTCACAAACTTGTTTAGTGTTGCCGCATAGGTTTCGGGGACGTGCTCAAATGCGAAGGTGCTTTTCGGGTTTTTGCGTAGCCACCGCATGAACTTGTAGAGTTCGTTGCGTGCCGCCTTATCGTTTGGTTGGTCTACTGGTTCGGTGTGTGGTGTGTTGTCTTCGGGTTGCGCTTCAGCTGCGGGTGCTTCCTCTGGTTGCGGGGTTGGTTGCTGTGCGATCGCTGGTTGAGGTGCTTCGCCGCCGCCGATTGTTTCCACTCCCTGCTCGGTGATCACAAGCACTTCGTTGCCAGCGTAGATGGTTGGTTGGTCTGCGACCGGTGAGTTCAGTAAAGGTAGCCCTTCTTTGCTGCGCGCTTCGTTGCGGGTGAGGGTGCCGTTTTTGAGTTTGATGTCATTGGCGCGTGCGGTTGCTTCAGCGTCTTGTCTGCCTGAAGGCATGATCTTTAGTTCGAGGGCGCGTGGTGCTCCAAGCCAGCTGTAGCTTAGGTGTGTGAGCATGCGGCTTATCCAGTTCGCTAACGGGATGGTGCCGATCACTTCGCTGGATTCTGCTTGCCCTGATTGGACGCCGCTGTTTCCTAAGCCTTGCTTTGCTGTCATACCGATCTCGGAAGGGAACACGCCAAAGTGTCCAGTGATTGCGGTGATCAGGTATTCGTCTAAAGTGTCCTTGAACTTTTCGCCGTATCCGTCGAGCTGGATTGGGTCGAGTCCCTGTGTGAGGATCGTTGCGCGTTTGCGTTGCTCGGTTTGTCCGCTCAAGTAATCGTTGAGGATGTTCTCGTATGCGCGGATCTGGTCTGGGCTGAAGGTGCCATCAGATTTTAGGATCAATTCGGGGATGACGCCGTCTGTGTATTCTGCGCGTATCCATTGTTGTCTGCGCAGGTAAATGTCTGCGATTGGTAGTGCGCGTTCTACTGGGCTGTATCCGTATGTTGAGTTGCTGCGGCGGTTGCGGATCATGTAAGCCAACTCGTCGGAGCTGAACTCGCCGTCTGCTTCAACGCTGTCATCGGCTGCCGCGAATTCGCTGCGCGGGAAGCCGTAAAGGATTTGCTGGTATGCGGGGTGTGGTGGTGCTGGTCGCATACCGCGATCGTCGATTAGTGGTTTGATGGTTGAGCCGTCGATGATCTGAAGGCTGCGCAAGTCGCCTTTGACGTTGCGTTGCGGGAAGATTGCGAACGCGTCAAGGACGAGGATGTCTTCTAACGCCATGTTGAGCCAGTCGCTGAAAACTAGCCCGTTGCTGACGTCTGGCATTTCCCAGAATGTTTTTAGCCGATCTATTTCGCCTTGGTATTTGTCTTTCGCAATCTGCATTGCTTTGGCGTAGCTGCGTTCACCTGTTTCCGTCATGATCTTTTCGACGGCGTCTTCAGCTAAAACAATGTCCCATTCCATTCCTGTGATCTTTGCTTTCAACACTTCAATGCATCGGCGTAAGATGTCGATCTGTTCTGCGGCTGCTCTTAGTGTGCTGAATGGGACGAGCTTGGTTGGTGTGACGTTTATGTTCTGTGCGACTTGGTATTCGTAGCGGCGCGGGTCTGGTCTGCCGTCTGGTCGCAGCGGGTTGATCGCACCGGGGACGATCGGCACTCCAGCGCTGAATGGTGCGCGTCCTAGCATTGGGTCGCGTGGCAAACCGACCGAGGTGCCGTATTGCTCCATGGCGTTGCGGATCTGTTCTTGCGTGATTGGTGTGACCGTTGGTGCTGCTTTAGTTATTTGGTCTGCTACGCGTTTCGCAATGTTGTCTAGTAATCCCATGGGGTTAGCCTACCAGTGCTTCTATCGTTGCGATGCGTTGCTCAAGTTCATCGATCTTTGTTATCAGCGCGGTGACTACTTGGTGCGCTGCTTCAAGTGCATCCGTGTTTATGTAGTTGCCGTCTTTCCACGCGTTCATTAGCTCTTCGTTGGTTGCCATGTTATTTCCTCACTATGACCAAGCGCCTACGCTTGTGACGGTGCCGTTTCCGATTGGTGTGATTTTGAATAATGTATTAGCGATGCTCCAAGTTGACAGGTTTACTCCGTCATCAACCATGAGCTGCGATGGTGACAGGCTTGGGTAAATCTTTACGCTGCCGGTGCCTGTAACTCGGATTATGCCGCGCGCTTTTAGGATCGCAAATCTTGACGCTGTAGTTGTCGATGGTGAATAAAGAACTGCAGCTGATGATGTTGAGTTTATGCTGCTCAATGTCATACCTGCCGCGTAGCCTGTGGTGTTGCTTCCGTAGTCCACTTCTTGAGTAAAGCTAACCGTTGGTGTTCCGCTGACGGTGTCGGCTTGTATTTGATATGAACCTGTGGTTCCTGTGACGGTTCCTACAACTTGGAAACGTGTTGCTGTCTGAAAGTCGTACTCTAAAGTGGTTCCCGCTGAAACAACTAATCCAAACGTTGGCGAGCCGAGCATGCTTTGCGCTGCGGTTGATGATAAGAAATTTGGCAGGTATGAGCTGGTTGCTATCGAGTAGTAAAGGCTCGAACCGCCACCAAGCGCGGTAACTGCACCGGTGCTGTCCACATACTTTGGTGTGTTCGAAGTGGTGTTCAGCCAAATGTCGCCAACCCGCGGATTCGACGGATCGCCCGAAGCTAGTCCCGTGATCGTTGGTGTTGAACCTAACGCTGGCACCACAGGTGCGGTGAAGCGGTTAGCGGTTTCAAGCTTCAACAGGCGCGCTTCAATTCTGCTAAACAAACTCTGAAGGCTTGGCGGTAGATTAATGTATGCCATCGATCAATCTCCTAATGGTTGCCGACAGAACTGGCAGGTGGTTGCGCTCTTCGGTGCGGGCATTTGGCAGCTCGGACAGAATTTGGCGAGTGCCGCTAATCCTATGATAGCCGATTGGTTGTCCATCAGTTCATGCATCGCCCACACCATGGCGTCCATGCGGTCTGGGCTGTCCCCTGATCCTTGCGTCCAATTGCACATCTGCTCTTCTAGTTTGGGGTGCATGCCGACGTGGTGTGCTCTGCCTTGCTCGTAGAGTGCGGCTACTGGTTCTGCTCTGACTAGCTTTCCCCTTGTCGCTGTGACCTTCTTGTATGGGATCTGCGGGTTCACTTGTCGGAGCAGCAGTTCGATCATGTCGCCGCCGTTATTTGTTTCGCCGATCACGCGGTCTGCTTTCCAGCGGGTGAATGCGTCTGCGGCTTCGCGTGCCCACTTCTCTGGGCTGGCTTTCAACGTGCAGTCTTCGAGGACGTAGTATTGTCCGTCATTGCTGATCCCTGCGACCACGATCCCTGTTTCGTCTGACTCGGCTCCGCTG